TGCACCTTTAACAAATTCTGAACCGTAGACAAAGATTTTTACTGTTGTTCCTAAACCGCTAAGATCTGTGCTTAAATATGGAGCAACAGTTACTACACCCGTACCTGTGTTAGAGGCTGTTACAACACACTTAGCTTCGTTTCCAGCGTCATCTAAAACTACTACGGTTTGTCCAGGAGATATTACATTTCTTGTAACACCTGGAGCTGTTGGAGCAGGTACTGTGACGGTAGAAGGGTTTGCTTGATCGTTAACACATCCATCATATGCGATGTGTAGTCTGTTTTGTTCTGACCAAACTACTTGATCTGAAGTCATTGGTAATTCAGCACCTACCATACGTAAGAAACCAGATAGAGTTCTATTTCCATATCTCTCAATTTCTTGTTCATAGATTTCTGGTAGATATTGCTGAGCAAAATCATTATTACCATCTGTAAAAGATAGGTAATTACTGGCTAATAGCTGCTGATTAGGAGCAGGAACTATTGAACCAAATTGTGGAGTTAAACTTCCCATAATTTATTTATTTATTTTTAATTAAACGTTTTCTTTTTTATTTTCAATTTTGAAGAGTCAAGACCGCTAATTGCTTTTACTTTTAATCCATTAATAAAAAGTTCCCCTGAAGCTGTTTTACGAGGCTCCATAGAAATATTTTTAGATTTAGCTAATTGATCTTTAATAGCATCGGATTTACCTTGCTCATAAAAATGATTAGCTATAGTATCTGCGTTTCGAGCGGAAAATAAAGCTTTATGATAACCTTGCGTGTCTACTACATCACCCTTTTCATTTAAGAACGTCTTAATAAAGGTTGAAATGTCACTTTGCGCTTGGCCAATTGCTGAAGGATCTTTTACTCCGTATCTGAATTTTTTATCTCCTAATTTAAAATCAAAACCTTTGAATTCTTCGTTGAGAAGGTTTTTAGTATCAGTTACAAATCTTTCGTGGCTAACTTTACGGTTTTCCTGGTCTTCGTTGTAGCGATTGAAAAAGTCCATAGCTTTCTTTTGCTCTTGTGTTACGCCGGGTCTCAACTTGATTTCGTCATAATACTTAACTTTAAGATCTTCTAAAAAGTTTTTGGCTTTTGCAATTTCTTCTTTATAAGCGAGTTTTTTCTTTTTTATATCTCGCTCCTCGTCCACCTCTTCGTCATACTTAAAAGTGTCTTCAATTATGAAGTTTACTTCTTCAGCATTCAAATGAGGTTTAGCTTTTTTGTAATACTCATGGATTAATAATTCTTCATTGATATTACTATAATCAGCATTTAATCGTGCATAATCTTCAACGGTTCCACCCGTTTCTTCCATGAATTTTACTAATTTTTCTATGTTTTCAGGTAACTTTTGTGTTTCAGCTTCCTGTAATATTTCTTTTTGTTCCTGTGAGGTAGTGGTAGTTTCATTGCTTCCTGCCACTCTTGCCTCGTCAGTATTATCTTCTTCATCAGTTATTTCTTGTAATGGTGAATCAGATTCTATTTTTTCTTCTTCTTTAATTTCAGAAGTGGGTAAGGACTTTTCGCTGGATTCTTCTCCTTTAGCGTCCACCTTTTCGCTATCTCCGGTTCGTTCGCCCACATCCACGCTCTTTGTTTCTCCGACTCGAACGGCATCATTTTCTTCGTTTTTTGGTTTAGATAAATCTACCTTAATCATTCCAGGTATTTTTTCTTCTCCTAGTTGTTTTATTTTTTTTGCTGATTTAATTTTAAAACTACCTTCTTCTTTTACAGGTTCAGGAGTTTGTGTTTCAACAACTTCTTTTACTTCTTCAGCTTTTACAGCTTCTTTTACTTTTTTCGTTTTTGACATAATATAATAACATAAAATTAATAATAAACTTTTATTGTGGATTAAATTGTTCTAATCCAAAACCCCCTAAACTATCATTACCTGCACTTTCAAAGTTTTTTGGTAACAAATCATTTTGACGTTGATTGATCAATTCACTCTCTTGAGTTCCTTGCATTTGTATTCTTTGGTCTTTTCTATCTTCAATCTCAGATTCTTTTTCTCTTTGAACTTTAGATCTCATTTGTTCTAATTCTAAATTGTATCTAAATTCTTCCGCCATTAATTGTTTTTTAATTAACGCCTCTTGTTCCATGCGTTGAATTTCAAATTGTGATTTTGCTTGTTCTATTTGTACCTCCGTGTCAGCTAAAGCTTGATTTTTTTGTACTTCTGACATTGCGGCTTTTTCAGCAGATTCAGCATTAGCTTGTGCCTGAGCTTGGATGTTTTCTAGTTGTTGGGCTCTTTCTTTTTCTTGTTTTTCTTTCTGCCTTAACTTAAGCATTTGATTAGCTAATTTTATATTTCTAATCTCCCTTAGATCAATAGCATCTTCTAAACCAATATTTCCAGCTTGTAAAGCTATTTGAATATTTTTTTCTAAATTAGCTTTTTCTTCTTCATCAGGTTCTAATTCTAAAAATATCCCAAAATCATGTATAGATAATTTACTTATTTCTTCTAACGTTGAGGTATTAAAACCATTAATACTGTTTATTAAGGATTGTTTGGTAGTAGGAAATTGAAGCATATCAGATACTCGTAAGCTTATATTCTCACATACTCTTACTGTTAAATACATTAAAGATTGTAAAACGTGTCTAGTTGCGGTATTAGAATTTGCTGCAGCTAACTTCTGTAAACCAACTAAAGCATTTTTATCAGGAGCACTTCCATCTCTTGCTTCATTAAGACCCGTGACATCTCTTATCATTTGTAAATAATATTGATAAGTTTGTATCATGGATTGTATTTTAGACATGCCTGATGAACTTTGCAGTTCTTGAACAGGTACTTTTCCTCTATTTAAATCCCCATCTTGAGTTAAAGATCTACCTACAATACTACCAGTTTGAAAATACATGTTTAATGCTTCCGCTGGATTGTAATTAGTACCATTACCTAAATCTACTTCCGCTAATCCATCTACATCTAAATATACACCATCTGGTACTAATCTGGATAGAACTTGTTGTAGTTTTAAATGAGTTAACTGAATCATATCAGCAAAACCTACAGTTTTACTTACTATAGATTCAATTCGACCTTGATACATTCTAGGTGCGCTTAATACATAGTTCATATTAACCTTAGTTGTATCCCCATATGGTCTTGTCATGTTTTCACTTAAATTCCATGATAACAAATTATCGCTCATACCAAGTACTTTGGCTCCTGTATACAATACCTCAATTGATCTAGAGATACGTTCAAAATTATCATTAGGTGGAGGATTAAATGTATCGGGTTTTTCTAATGTTTTTTCTAAACCTTGTTCGGTTTGTTTTATTTTAAACACCTGATCTTGATATGTTTTATATTCAAAGTATAAAACTTGTATTTGATCTTGTGCCTCCTGTCCCCACCAAGTGTTATTTATGTAAGAATTTCTTCCAGGATATTTTTGAATTTTTTCAAGTTCTTCGTCACTTAAATAAGGAAATTGTCTTTTTACTTCTGATAAAGACATATTTTTTATTTCTCCTACATAATATATATCTTCAAAATTTGGATCATCAGTGTAGGAATAAACAATATTTGCTGGATTAACATAGTCAATTGTTATTCCTTCGGATAAATTAAAGTTTGTTTTTACACAGCCAATACCTAAAACAGTTAAATCATAAGCTAATTGTTTTTTTATTTGATCATATTTATTATAATCCAAAATATTATTTATAACTTCTTCTTCTGCTATTTCAACACTTTGTTTAAAATTCAATTGTAAATATAGATCAAGCTCTTCTATTGTTCCCGGCAAATCATCAGGACTCGCGGAAGCAAATAAATTTGCATTAGGTCCTAATTGAGCTTGCAAGGCTTCAATCATCTCTTTATTTTCTATATCTCTTATAGCGTTTTGAGCAAACTCTGTTTTATTTTTCATTGCAAAGGGATCTTGAGCGAAAGATTTTATTTCATATCCTTTCTCAGTCATTCCGTTAACAACAATATCAACAAATTTTGATAAAATAGGAACTGGTTTCCAGTCTAAATTAAGATAAGATAAATCACCATTTATAGCTAATTCATCTTTATATTTTTGAACGGGTTGTTCTCCTCTTGCGTATAATCTTAATCTATTAAAATTTTGGAAATTATTAATAAATCTGTTTCGACCACTTGAGTTTCTAAACCATTCATACTCAATTGCTTGGGCTACTTTTAAACCATACTCTCTTGACTTTTTCTCTTCTTCAGGTACCACCTGATCGGGAAAAGCACTATTGTTATAGTTAATTTTAACCATTTAGTTTAATATTTTTGAAGTTACCCCTTTGTTATTATATTTTTTAAACTTTAAAGGTAAGGTGTTTATATTTCTTTTTAAAACAGGTGTATATCTGTTTTTGTTGCAAGCCATTATAGCTAAACCTGAGCTAATTGATGCATCATGTTTAGTTCTGTTGTTAATATTAAATCCTGCCCAATCTTCCAATGTCCTTTGAAAGTACATATCACCATATCTTTCTCCATTAAAACCTATAAAGTTTTCAATATAATCTTCTATAGCAGCAGCGTGAGCTTGTTTTATATCTTCACTAGAATTTGGTATTCCTCCAATCTCTCTTTCCGTAACAGATAATTTATTATAAATTTTGTCTGGTCTATTCATCGAATATCCCCTGTAACCTCTTCTTTTTAAATAATATAATAATCTGGGTTTGTTATTTTCAGCAAGAAGTGGCATACCATAAAACACCAACGCCATTAAAACATCTTCAAAAAATATTTCCGCTGTTTGAGGTCTGGCAATATATTCTAAAAAAAACAAATTAGGAGGAACATCCTCCATAGAAAATTTAGTTAAACCATGAAGTGAAGCTTTAGATCCTCTTCCGTCAACTGTACCCGATATATCATAAGGATCACATCCAAAAGCACCCGTGTGATCATTAGCGGGATATTTAATTCCATTTTTAATTAAATATTTATTTTGTAATTCTAATGGGGGTGTCCAAGAGATAAAAAACCTACCGTTGTTACTTGGAATAAATATAACCCTAGTATCTTTAATCCCACCTTCCCATTGAAAATTACCTTGTGTTATAACATTTGTATTTTTTAAGTCTTCATTATAATCTATTTGTTCATAAAGTCTTGTAAGATTAAATAAAGATTCTTTTGCTTCATCTCTGAAAGCATGTTTTTCTGTTCGTGGAAATTGTCTATAAAATTCATTTAAACCATCTTGGTCATGTTTTAAACCTTCAACTTCGTTTTCCCAGTGTGAGATAACGCCAATTTCAATTTGGGATCCGTCAATACCTTTAACTGGTTTTTTCGGAGTGTCGAATACAGGAAACCCATAAGTATCAATGTATCCTTCGTAGTTCCATTCCATAGGTATGAACAGAGAATATAATCCTGAGTTAGTCTGTCCATTACGGTTTCGTCTTGTAACATCTGATGCATCATATAATTTTTTAAAATTATTACCACCTTTATCAAGTGCATTGGATGTAGATCCCATCATACATCTACCTATTATTCTACTACCTAACCTTAACGTTGTTTTCGTGACTCTCCAGTTATTGAGGATGTTGTCCGGCCTCTCCCATTTACCCGATTCGTCGTGGGCAAGTAACTTGAGTTTCTCCCCGTCGTACGAGTTGTCCCCTGTGTTCTTCCAGTCGATCGTTGTGTCGAGCCCGACGAGTTCCTCGGCACGTTCATTCTGTATAATTTTACGGCGGGTAAGCTTTTCTGCCGGGACCCTATATGCCAATTCAGTTTTTGGCCTATCCATTCCGTCCTGAACGGGTTTAAAGAAAAACGGGTAGTTGACCGAGATCGGAACCACTTTATCTGTAAACATTTTCTTTGCATCTGCACCAGTCTTGGATAAAATCCCATATCTAGAGTCGGCTGATATCGTGGCTTGATGAACAAGCTCCGAGGAGGCCATGAAGCTAAAGCCAGACCGTCTGTTTTTAAGATAACACATTCCATAGGATCTATTGTCCAATTTACACGCTTCCCAAAATATAAAGAATATTCGGTTTGATTCTCTAAATTCTGCTGCACCAACATCGATTTTTGTCCACTGCAAGTACATATAATGAGACCCAGTAATATAACTAGGATTACCCTTATTATAAAACCAAAAGCCATATTTACGTCGTTTAAATTCTTCATCAATATAATCGTACCATTTATCTTTAAAATCAGGAGGATAATTATTCCAATCAAAAACTGTTTTAATTCTACTTAATTCTTTAGGACATTCTTGTTGTTCCCAGTATTGTTCCTCCTTCTTTGGTGATCTTTTATATATGTGTTCTTTTAAAGGTAATGCAATTTTTAAACCTTGTATTTCATATATATCCCCTATTTTACCATTTTTACTAATAACAATAACATCATGTTCTTTGTTATATCCTGGTTCCCATTTATTATATCTATTATTTCTAGTTATAACTTTTGGTTTTATATAATCAGGTAGTATTTTATATAAAGTTTGTTTATACATCATCTTGACCTTCCTTCTGCAAATCCTTTAAAGTTTGATTCTTTACTTTCTTTACCAATAGCTTTAATTATATTCTCCTCTTCTTCTATTCTAGTTAAAATTTCAAAAGCATCAAAAATAGCTAACTTCTTTGTTGCTGCAGCATTTTTTAATCTATCCGCAGAAATATCATCATCTGAATCCACTATTTTTTCCTTAGCAACTTTGATAAGTTCTTCAACTGCTTTTTGCCCAGCTTGGATTATACGCTGTTTGGTTTTGTTTATTTCCATATTTAACTAAGATATCATTTGATTCCATACAATAGAGAATTTCATTATCAATAATAAATTCAAACTCTCTCTGACTTTTAAAACCTACAGCGTCTCCTATATTGATTTTGAGAGTGTCTAACACATTATTACCATATTTTAGTATTCCAGTGTTCTTTACTAATTTCTCTTTCTTAGATTCACTCTTTTCTATTATAGGCTTTACAAAACAATAAGTACCGTGAGTTTTCCAACCACTACGATAATACATGTAGATCTGTGATGGAGAAGCAAAGTAAAGATCATCTTTGAAATATTTTGTACTATTTACAGATTCACCTTTTAAATTATAATATCTTCTAAATAAATTATGATGGACTACAACCCTATCACCTTTTTTTATGTTACTTTGATAATTTAAAGGGGTACTTACTACTTCTGCTTCTCTATTAACAAACTTATGACTCGAAATACTAGAGTTAACTATAAGTTCATTACCTTCAATATTAATTTTATTTTTATATCTTTCACCTATAGGTTTTATGATAAATTGATATACACTATTCATTAATATTCTAAATCATATTCTACTGATATTGCCATTTGAGAATTAAACTTTTTCCATGGTAATACCTCATCGCCTTTTTTTATAAATATATTATAAGATTGTTCTTCTTCATCATTCAAGATGTGAGAAATAGTATGACCACCATAAACCTGCTGTCCTACAGCATAGTGCATAGCATCATTTTTATAATCAGATCCAATACTGATTTATCTTATAATATTACTCACTTTCTTCTTTTTTATCTTCTATTGGAGTGTATGTTCCATCTTCAATATTAATATTAATAGAACCATATTCTTTTTCTAACTCCAATTTAAATTCTTCAACATCTTGAACAACACCTGCATATTTATGTAATAGACCGTGTTTTTGAGTTTCAAGAAACCCAACGTCTCTTAATAGTTGACTAATTTCTTTTTGTTGATCTTTTAATTTAGATAATTGATCTTTAGATAATTTTTTTGATTTTGACATTTGATTAAATTTAAGTTATGTATTATTTTTAAAACAGCGCTATAATTTCAGTGGCTGTAGTTTCGGTGTCACTTGTTAAATTGTATACTTGTTTTACAGTGACGGGTAAAAAAGTAGAAGCAGCTATGCTTTTTATAACTATTGGTTGTGAATCAGATGATAGTGTTAATTTTATATCACCAGTACCACCAACATATAAAGAAGGCTGTGGTCCATTGAACGTACCACTTGGTCTATCTAAGTCACCACCCGCTAACGTAGCTGTTAATGCTCCGGTTGCGGTTGTTACACCAAAGGCTAAATTTAGTGAATCTGTACTAAATGTTATTGTTTGTGCTGCAACACCAACGTTTGGTCCCTGATTTTGTACAGTAACACTAGACACTGCCCCCGCCCCATCTGTAGCTACTAAAAACGTTGCACCTAAACCAACACCTCTTGGTGTGGCTATAGTGGTTAACGTAGCTGCTCCAGGATATGTACCTCCAGTGGCATATACAATTGCGCTGCTGCTTGCTGGTAAATTAGCTATAGTATTAGTAGATAAATTACTTAATGCAGCTGATTTTAATGTTTTTGATTCTAACAACTCGATTCCACCGGTTGCGAAATCACTTTGATTTTTTTGGTATCCCATTTTTATTTTACTTTATCTTTGATTTTTTCATATGTTCTAAGTCCGCCTAATCCCAACATACCCAATAACACCGTCATTAAGTGTTCCATTTGTAATGGTGGAGGGGCATCAGCGGTTTTAGTGATCCATATAAATAAATCGCGAATAACAAAGTTATATGCTAATGCTACTCCACAAATCCAACCAACAAATGGCCTCCAACCAGCAACAAATAATGTTCGGTGAGAGGCTTCAACCATGTTGATTTTTGTTTGTAATTCTATTAATTTTTCAGGATCTAATTCTTTGCCTTTTATTGCTTCTCTGATTTCCCAAGCTAAGCCTCCAGCAACAGATTTCCTACCATCACCTCCTTTAAGAAGACCTAGTAGTAATTTCCACATTATTTTCCTCCTAAATGTCCACCTTTACCCATTCCTTTTTCATCGTCTGAAATTGGATCATATTTAATTTCAGGATTGCCTCCTAATTTATTCATATGCTTAAGAATTGGGTGTACTTGTCCGACTGATTTGTTTCCTTTTCCCATTTTATTTTTTATTTGCGTCTTGTTCCCATTTAAGAGCTGAACTACCTTCTTTCATTTTTGACCGAAGGTATTTTTTTCCTTTATAATAAACATACTTATCATCATAATCTAACACTCCATCTTTGATTTGTTGAATATGAACATCTTCATGTTTTATTACTTGGGCTCTTTGTTTAGGATCGGTTATTTTTTTATTAATTAATATATTTCCATTTCTATCTGCTTTACCTAAAACACCTTCTTCCATTTCTACTTCATGTACAGGTGTACCCATAACATAAGGTGGATTTGTTAGTTTAAAAGGATAATATTCTTTTAAAAACGTTTTAATAAAAGCCATTACTTAGTAGAATAAGGAAACATTTTGTTTAATGCATCTTTTCTTTGCTGACATCCACAAGGGATATTAAGACCTTCGGAGACTTTATCAACGACGGTCTTAATACCTGTTTTTGTAGTAAACTTTTCAATAGAATCGCCTAATCCTTGTGATTTCATCAACTAATTATTATGCTACTGTAATTGCTGTAATTTCTATTGTAGATGCTAAATGTACATTAGCCACTACTCCTCCTGGATTAGCTGTAAGAGCATTGTTAATTCCAGTTACAATATCTGCACCTTTAGCGGTGTCTTCAAAAGTAATATATGAACTAGCGTCTAGAAAAAATATTGTAGCTTCATTTGCATTCACAGCACTGTTACTACCTTTTTTAACTAATGCAATATTATCCACGCCAATAATCATATCTGCTGTATAATTTAAACTAGACGCGAAACTTTCTTTTTTAATTTTGATAAATTTTGCCATTTTT